ACCTGGCCTGCGAGCTCCTGCACCGCGCCCATGGTGATGCCGATCGCGTCAACGACCGAGATCGTCTTGCCGTCGCCATGACCAGTCTGCCGCTTGAAGTCCTCGGCATAGGCTCCCGTGTGCTCGGCTGCGCCATTATCGCCGACGCCTTGCTTGTAGCGCCACTTCTCCACAGGCATTCCCTTGACTGCATCGAGGTTGCCCTTGGATGCGCGCTTGCCCGTTTTGAATTTCTTCGACGAAGGCATGAACATGCCGGCACCGAGACCAATAATCCCGCCGATGCCCTGCATGATGCTCGCAGTCTGCTGCGCCTGAATCTGCTGCTGGGTCTGCCAGCCGCTCATCTGCGTCTTGTACTGATCGTTCAGGATATTGGCCTGGTTGGCGTAACCGGCCATGGCGCCCTGATAGCCCTGGCTCATCATCGGGACCGCGGCGAGGAATTGACCGTTCGCCGCATTGGTGGTGTTCGCGGCACTGGTACCAGCGCCGATTCCAAGCCCGACCGCCTGCGACGCCTGCGCCGGCAGGCCGTTGCCGACGTTGATGGCGGTACCCTCGAGCGCAAGCCCCTGCTGCTGGACCACGTTGCGCGCGTTAGTCTCGGCTCCAGCCGCCGTGACCGCAGTGCCGAGATCGGCCGCCCGATTGATGCCGGCGAAGCGGCCAGACGCCGGGCTGACGCCCATCGCCGCCATCTGGCGGTTGGCTGCGGCGCGCTGTGCCGTCGCGTTGGCGATGACGTCGGCTTTCGCGGCAGCCGCAGCCTGCGCCTGACGTTCCGGAGAGGCCCAATCCTGCGCCTCCTGAACAAACTTGTCTTGTAGCGGCTCGAACGTGTCGAGGTAGCGGTTATGGGCCTGCCGAGCCCAATCCTGCTGCTCCGTCGCTGCGCCAAGCTGCTGCTCCGTGACCTTGGTTGCCAGTGCGTCGATCGGCTTCTGCCGCTCCTGCGACTGCGCATAGGTGTCTTTGGCGAAACTGAGCCACTGCTCGCCCAGCTTGGCGTTCATCAACGCTGCTGCACCGATTTGCGGGTCTGGTGCCGGCGGTGAAGGCGCGCTCTTGCCCATAATCCTGTTCCTTAAACTGCGTGCTTCGCGAGATTGAGGTTGACCCAGCGGCACTCCTCTCTGAGGAGGCCCATGATGATTTCGCTACGTCCGTTCGGCCCGGCCTTGCGCATCCGGCCTTCTTCTGTGAACCCGAGATGCCTTCCGAGGCGGATCGAGTCCGCATTTGCCTCGTCGATCTTCACTGTGACGCGCGGCAGGCAGAGTTGCACAAACGGATAGGCAAACGAGCGGTACAGAAACTCCCGCGTCATCCAGCGCCGTGAGCCGTCGCTCGCGATCGACATCAGGCAGTTGCGTTCATCAAACCCGTTCCACAGCGTCACTGCGGCAATCCTGCCGTCGATCTCGCTGGCGAGCGCGTTGGTGTCGGTCGGGAAGGTTTGTCCAGGGCACAGAATATCCGCCGCCCATTGGCAGAACTCCTCCGTCCGCCCCTCGATGTGCCCATAGACCACGCGCCGCTTCATGGCTTCACCCGTGCCGCGATCTGGTCGATCGCCTGCCGCAGCGCGAGAAAATCGGACAGCAGAGCGTTATAGTCCGCCACCGTCACGGAGCCGCTTGCTTGCGCCGCTGTGACCTTCGGCAGCGAGACAATCGCGGCGAGGTCGCGCCGACGCACCGCTGCCGACGGCTTCGCGGCTTGACCGCGGGCGCCGGCGAGCACATCGAGCCGCTCCTTGTCGATCGCATCCATCAGCCGCCCGCCATCGCTTTGAGGCCCGCAACACTGGTCGCGAGCGCGATCTGCTGCACATGAGCGGTGCCGAACACATCCACCTCGAACACGCGCGCCTTGAACCCGGCCGGCAGCCGTACCACCTGCCCGGCTTTCGTCACCGAGGCTTTCAACACGCCATCGGCATAGAGATTGACGGTCGCGGTGCGCGCAGCCTCTGGCATCGGCGCGAGAGGATCGCCGGCCAGCGTATAGGTGTTGATCGGCGCACCATTGAGTTCGGAGCCGAGCGGATTGGCGAGCAGCGCCTCGTTGGCCGTTACAACCGCCGTCCGCGCCGCTTCGATGTTCGCGGTTTCCTGCAAACTCGGCGCGTCATCGGAATCGATCCGCATCACCGCGAAATTCGTGGGCGCCGGCAGCAACAGCGGCTTTGACTTCCAATACTGGTTGAGCGGCGGCCCGCTCGGCGCGTCGAACCGCTTGATCTCGCCGGTATCGGTCAGGAAATAGAGCGCGCCGGCCGAAATGTCGTAGAAGAAGGCCACCGCCTCGACGTCGGAGCGGCTGAGATAGCCGACGCCACCGTTGGACGTGATGATGAGGGTGCCGACCAGCGGCGAGCCGTCAGCGTTCGTGGAATTGTAGGAGGCAATGTACTGGCCCGAGAGTTGGCCGGCCACGATCGTCGCCGGATTGAACCGCTGCCATGCCTCGCGATTGAAAAGCTGTGCGGTAATAAGCTGCACCTGCCCGCCGGCGGTGGCGAGCACCAGACCCTCATGGCTCGGATAGGCGATGGCAAAGCCGAGATCGACCACGCCGAGCGCGTTCACGCATGGCAGATTGGATTCTATCTTGACCATCTGCATCGAGGTCGGATCGGTGCCCTGGACCAGGTACGGGTTGCCCTTGGTCATGATGATGAGCGAGGTGCCGATGGCGCCGAGCGCAACGATCTCATAGTCGCAGGTCAGCACGTAGGCTTCTGGCCATGCGTGCGGCAGCCATGGTTCGCAGAAATAGAGGTCGCGGCCGACAAAGGCCGCCATCATGCCGTTGGGCATTCCGGTGAGGCCGGTGAGGCCGTCCGGCGGCGCGTTATAGGCGCGCGAGGGGATCACTTCGCCGAAAGCATCGTCGGCGATGGTGTCGGCGTAATCCGAGCTCGAGACCGCGCGCTCGGCAATGAAATAAAGGTCGGTTCCGTTATTGCCGGTCTGTGTGCGGTAGATCCGCTGCTTGGTGATGTTGCGGCCGCCCGGATCGCCCTGGAAGCCGGACAGCGTAACCGTCTGGCCTTCCTGCATATCAATGATGTCTGAGGCCGGGTTCGGCTCGGATTCCTCGCCGTAAGCGGTCACGAAGGTATAGACATAGACCCGCGAAATCGTGCTGCCCGATCCTGTCCCGCTCACGGCGCCGGTGAGCTTGACCGTCGGATAGGGCACAGCCAGCGGATACTCGGTCGAGGCGTCCACCCGCATTTTCGGGGCGCCGTCGCCGGTGATGTAAAGCCGATTGGTCGCGACCGGGCCGGGCACCGCACTGACGTAGCCCGGCCAGCCGAGCCAGGTGTCGGCATAGAGGCAAAGCGACTGATACCCGCCCGGATAGCTCGCGATCTGAGAGACGTGCTGCGGCTCGCGGAGCGGCGCCAGATCACCGCCGTCGAGGCGCGTGTTGACGGCCTGCTGCGCGGCGTTCGGCGGCAACAGGTTGGGACTGATCCGAGGCTGTTCGCCTGTAAATGCGTTGAGCAACCACGCGCCCATAACGATGAGGCTTCCTTGTCGGAAAGCCGCACGTCCTGCGCGGGGAATGGGTTACTCTATAGCCGATTTGCCGCTTCGTCTCAACCGAATGCGGCGTCTATCTGTGCAGCGCCGGCGATGGCGCCGGATTCGATTTGGGGCGCGACGGTCGCGTACGTAGCGAAGCACCCGGCGACGTGTGCCAGCACCGCATTGGAAATCGCAATGACTTCCGCGGCGCTCAAGGTGTGGACGCTGTTATCGTTCGCAACCCATGGCGTCGTGAAGTTCGGATCGGCTTCGGCCGCGAGCCGCGCGCCCATAATCATCTGCTTCGAGCGGTCATCGGTCGCGATCGGAACGCCGTTGACGACGATGCCTCCGACTTCCTTCCGCCACCGCTTGTCGGCGGCGTAGGCTTTCAGGTCCGTAACCAGATCGCCATAGGTGAGCACCTGGGCGACCACGCCATTGCCATCACGGGCGAAGGTGTAACCAGTCGGGGTGCGTCCCTCTGTGATTGCGGCCGGCTGCACGCGATAGACGCCGATCGCGGCCAACTCCTCGTCGGTCCAAAGTTGCGTGACTTCAAAGCCGTGGAGCACGTTCTCAGCGTCCCGAAACGATGCACCCTGCATGATCTCGGTGAACGTGTCTGCTGGGTTTTCCTGCACAATAAGCATCGTTTAAGTCCTCATGCCCATGAAATGTAAACGGCACCATTGTTGCCGTAACCCGCGCCATGCTGCTGGATGTTTGAGTTGGTGTTTGACGCATTTGCGCCCGGCGAACCGCGTGTTCCGACGATGATGGTGAGGGTCTGCCCTGGAACGAGGATGCCCCGGCTGACGGTGCGCACCGACCGTCCGCCCGTGCCGCCGGTGCCTGCATAAATCGTGTTGCCGCTCGATGGAATATACACATAGCCTGCCGATCCTCCGGCATCACCGCCGCCGGTTAGATTCGAATCGCCACCAGATGCGGTGCCATTCGATCCGTTCGATCCAGGTGTGCCTGCGCCTTGACCTGTACCCCCGGCACCGCCGTAGCCGATGGCATTGAGCAGGCTTGAGTTTGGGCTGTAGTAAACTTGTGAGTACCCACCCGTGACGCCAGTCCCACCATAATAGCTCGTGGTGCCGACGGCCCCACCAGGCCCGCCGCCACCGCCGCCCGCGCCGCGCGAGTCGATCGTGATGCTGTTGTGGTTCGGGACGATGAGGCTATAGGTGCCGGGCGTCGTGTAGCTGGCGCTGCCAGGGACGACCGGCTTGTTATAGATGAGCGGGGCGCGAAGGAGCGGGATCACGCTAGAATTTCCCGCCGCTTGCCATGACAATGCTGCCCTGGACCACGCCAGACACGACGCCAGCATTTGCGCCAGCAGTGGTGCTGTATTGCGGGGCCGTGATGTCGGCGAATTTCCATCCCGAGGCCCAACTGATCGTGCGCCCGCCGGTCGCGTCCTGAACGAACAGGATATTGACCACCTGCCCGTCCTTGCCGTTGGAAGGGAAGGCCATCGTGGTGTTGCCGTTTAGGGTGACCTTGAAGTTCGAGCCGGTGTCGAGATCGAGGGTGCATGTACCGGATGCGGCGACATTGGCGAATGCAACAGTTTCCCACGCCTGATCGACTGAAATGCCTTTGGTCCCGGTATTCGCGATGATCTCGGCGGCGGTAGCGGCTTGCAGAGCCGAGTCCGCTTTTGCGCCCTGCGCGGCCGTCGCAAAGGCGGATGCGGCCTCAACCGCAGCCGATCCAAGCCCGAGATTTGTCCGCGCCGTCGGCGGATCATCGAGGTCGGAAAGGTTGTTGACTGCCTGTAGCGCCGCTTCGATGAAAGCCACGAGCGCGGCCGCCGTCAGCCGCAGATCGACGCGCGATCCGGACGCGAAAGCCGCCGCGGAGGTGCCTTCCTGGGCCCTGGTCACGGTCATCACGTCGCCGGTGCGCGCGGTGCACTTGACGATCTCATAATTACCGGCGCCATCGACCAAGGTCAGCGGAAACCAGTCGCCAGCGACGAGCGAGGGGAATTTCGAGCCGGCGCCGGACGACACCGAAATCGAGGTGGCGACAGCATCTATCGACCCTGCGAGAGTCGATGAGGCGTTGTTCGTCAGTTTGAGCGCCATTATCCGCCCCTGTTAGAAATAGCTGCCTCGCGTGCGGGTGCGGCCGCCCTGCTGGCCGCGAACACCTTCATTCGAGAGAGAATCCAGCGCGCTCTGAAAGCGTGCGACCAACCCGGCACCGAGCTGCGGGTTGGCAAAGGCCATATTCGGCATGATGAGCAGTTCACCCGCCGCCCCGTCGGCGATGGTCTGGCCGTATTCATTGAGTAGGAAATCCGGCAGCGTCGCTGCGGTCGCGGTCGGCTTTACGATAAATTCGACAAACATCGTGCCGGAGGATCGTGGAACTGGCTGAATGGTGCCGCGATCCGGTGCCACGTACCATTTCGCGCCTTCGCAACCGATGTCATCGGTGCGCCAGTTTGGCCGCTTCGTGGCGAGTTCTGGTAGCGTGATCGGATCGAGCGGCTCGTCGTCGAGAGCGCACGACGATATCCTGTAGAGGATTGAATCGGTCGGGACCGTGATGGTCTCCGCACTTTCGCCGGTGGTGACGATGGTGGCGGTGCTGCGCCACATCTTCGTCCGCTCGCAGAACGTGACCGCAGCATCACGGATCGCGCGCATCACCAGCGGCTCTGGCGCGTTGCCGGCGAACGGCAGAACGAGGGTCTGGAAGTCGTCAATGTCGATCATGTCCCGGCGACTCCTGGCCGGGCGTTCGGTGAATTGGCGCCCTCAACCTTGACCTTGAGCCCGACCGCGGCGGCAAACGCCTGATAATGGGCCAGCGAACCGGCAGGATTGCCGGCCTCGTCATCCTTCGACATGGCGCGGAACAACACATAATCGAGGATGGGAGAGAGATAGATGTCTTGCAGGCCGATATCCTGGTCGTAGGAGGCCAGCGCATCGACGCTGCCATTTGCAGTGATGACGGTCGGCAGCTTCGACATGACGGCCTCGACTTTGCCGGTGCCATCGTTGCCGGGATAGACATAGAACGAGCGTGGAGACTCCTCGTCAAAGACGAACTGGCGCACCTCTTTCTTGTAAGGAGTCTGCACCGGATCGTGCCAATACGGCGCCTGGGCGTCGAGCGCGTCGCGGGTCGTGACGCGAATGATCCGGCCGCCGACGCGCGGCGGTCCCTCGGTGGTGATGTTTCGCACCACACGCAGCAGCGAAAGATAGCCGTCCGCGATCGACTGATAGGTGCCGGCACTGAGCGAAACCACGTCCGTCACGGAGTTCGCGGAAGGTTTCGCCAGCAGGATCGCCTTGACGGCCTCGTTGATCCAGTCGGCGATCTCTGGCAGCGTCCAGCGTACCGCGTCCTCGTCTCCGAGGTTGCGTCCCGCCAGCGTCATCACCTGAGCCGCCGTAATGGTCATTTACTTGGCCTTGGCTTTCGCCGAACCGTCGCCACCTGCGCCAGGGCCAGTAAGCTCGATCTCCGCCGCGGCGGCCGGTTGCTCGGCCGGCTTGGCGTCAGCCTTGGGCTTCTTCGGCATCTTCACGAGCCGATAGCCTTCCTTGATCGCGAGAAACGTCTGGATGTGATCCTCATCTTCCACTTCGCAGACGTGGCGGTTATCGCCGGGGATGTGCGTGAAGAAGTGATAGATGTCGTCGCCGAGTTTAACGAAGGTGCCGCCGGCGCGATTGATGATGCTTTCGATAAGCAAGGTATTCTCCTTAAGAAAATGGCCGGACGGTTAGGGGGAACCGACCGGCCGTTGTCGAGCGCCGGACATTAGGCGTGCCCGGTCTCGGGGATACTTTAGCCGCGGTAGATGACCGTCAGGCCGACGGTGCCGGCCGCAGCGGTGCCGGGGGCCGCTTTGATCTTCAAGCCGATGCCGCGGTCAACGTCGGAGCGGGCGATGCGGAACGCGCTTGCCAGCGTGGGACGAACGACGCCGCCTGCCTGGGCCGTGGTGACTGCCGACAGGATCTCCGCTCCGCAGGTACGGGCCCCATCGACCACGCCGAAGTCGCCGCTCATGATACCGACGTCCAGGGTGATCGCGGGCGTACCAGAGTCGAGATCGTCGGTGTCGAGGATGGCATCGACGAGCACGCAGCCAGCGGGCAGCGGACCCATTTCGATGATGTTGTTCAGCGTCAGGTCGCCGGTCGCGAGATCGATGGTCGCGCGATAGCTGGTGGTATCGTCCGCGCCATCGGGCGTCGGAGCGATTTCAACGCCCTTAGCGTATTCGGTCTGTAGCATGATGAGCCTCTGTTCGGTTCAACTGGTTGAGAGCGTGTGAAGCGCCGCTTGCCGGCGCCTCACGTTGTCAGGGCTCGGCTTAAGCGTTCGGATCGGCCGCCGCGGTGTCGAGCGCGAGGATGCCGAAATCCTTGCTGTTGAACCGCGTTTTCTTGACACCGACGATGGTGCCGGCCGCGACCGTGGGCTCGTTGCCGTAGTCCTTGGTCTCCTCCTGCCAATCGAAGCGCAGGCCGCCCTTGGTGCCGTAGGCGATGACGCCGGCCTGGCGTCCCATGAACAGGGCGCGCGCGGCATCGACATTGCTGCCGGCGCCGTAGTCGGAGAACCGGATCGCGGAGGCGTGGCTGTGCAGCACGACGTTGTTGATCATGCCGAGGCCACCCTTGAAGATCGGGTTGCTCTTGCCTTCCGCCGCTGCCGCAGCCTTCTGGATCTCGAGCCAGCCGCCGGTATCGCTCGAGGTGCGCAGATCGTGCTCCTGGAACGGCGACATCACGGTGACGTAGTGGCCTTCGCCGCCGATCTGCACCGGCAGCATGTTCGCTGCGGTGGGGTCGAGCGCGCGCATCATGCGGGCTTTCACCTCGGCGCGCTCGACGATCTCTCGTTTGAACACGTCGGCGGTGGTCATCGTCGCCTTCGATGCGACGGTGCCGCTGTACAGCACATGCTGCGAGTCGGGAGCCTGGATGGCGTTGCCGGCATGGCCGGTCCACGAGGTATCCTCGATGAAGTCCTCGTTGATACCTCGGGCGCCCGAGAGATAGATGAACAGCATCTCGTCGAAGAACTTGGCCCAATAGTCGGAGAGCCGATCGCGCCCGGTCTTGCGCAGGTTATGCACCGTGCGCTTGCGGGTCATGCGGCCGCCAGCGGAGACGCTGTGGCGCATCTGGTCGATATTGACCTGATCGGAATAGAACTTGAGGCTCTCCTCCTTGCCCTCGACGCGGTTGTCGCCGTATGTCGGCTTGCCGCGCAACTGGACGGAGAGGTCGAAGTCGATGTTGTCGCCGGGACCGGATTCGAGTTCGGTCAGGCGCTGAATGACGGAGTTGTCACTCGTGCCGATGAACTTCCGCTCGAAATAGCTTTTGGCGAGGGTTTCGATGAAAAGCGAAGCGGACCACCGCTTCTGAGCTTTCGCGTCACCGAACGGGACAGTAGTGCGCATCGGATCGTACTCCTTGTGAGCGCATGGTTGCGATCACAATCGGCACGTCCTACGCAGATTGCTTTGCAGCTTATGCCTGAGAATCAGTCTGGTTTCAAGATGCTCTGTGCAAACTCAACATCCGGCGTAGCGCAACGGGCCGCGCGCCTCGCCGGTGAGCCCAAAGCCGATCTCATTCTCCTGGTGATTCATCAGGCGGCGGATCATCAAGCTTTGGCCGACGTCGAAGATCAGCCGGACACAGTTGCCCGACTTGTGATCGACGCGCATGGAGCCGAGCCGTCCGTGGTTACGGTCCTCGAACGTGAGCGTTTCGCCAACGCGGACATTCATCATCAGCATGGTGATGCCTCTTTGAGCATGGAGCGGAGTTTAACCAGGGCGTCGATCGTCTTTTGCAGTTCTCCGGAGTCCAATGTCCCCCGGATATTCAACTCGCCGTGCTTGCCGTCCTCGGCGACGCTGAGAGCAACCCGGCCGCGTTTGGCGTTGTAGATCCACCAGGCCATTTCCATCCTCGTTGAAATGATGCCCGGATCTGGACCGGGCATCATGTTTCGTGGTTACGCGCCGGCCAGGTACTCGTCGTATGCTGCGCGATCCTTGGCGCTCATCCGCAGCATTGCCTCCTCGAAGGCGTGCGGATCGCGGGTGGAAAGCCGATCGAGACGGGCGAACTTGCCGCCCTCGGTGTCCTCGATCTCATCCTGTGGCACGCGGGCGAGCGTCGGAGGCACCTGCGGTTTCTTGCCTGGCACCACCGGCGTCTTTTCCTTCGGCTTCGCGACGGTCTTGCCCGGCTTGTCGCTGGGTGCGGCCGAATTGCCGAACGCCTTCTGGATGTTGGCGTGAGCCTTCCGCAGAACGCGCGGGTTGAACGGATCTGCCGAATTGCTCTGCAAGCGCCGCACCTCGGCGTCGAGCATCGCATTCCGGGTTTCGTTCTTGCCGGCGTCGTATTCCGGATGCTCGCGCAGGAAGGCGCGGACGGTCCGGTTCGACCAGTCGCTCAGTGCCTTACCCCAAGCCTTCTGCGCGTCATTGATCTGCATCTGGCGCTTGAAAATGTCATCGTCCAGCGCCTCGCGCTGCTGATGATATTCCGTGGCGCTGAGGTCGCCGCCGTCGAACTTGGCGGCGAGTTCGGCCCTCTGATCCTTGAGGGTCTTAAGCTGATCGTCGGCATCCTTGGGCAACTGCCATTCATTCGGCATGACGGAGCGCGTGACGTCGAGGGGATCCTCCTCGTCCTCCTCATCGTCATCGTCGGCGTCGTCTCCACCGGCATCATCTCCGGTTTCGTCGGCATCGGCGCCAGCGTCAGGCTTGTCCGCGTCCTCGTCGGCATCCTTGTCGCCGTCGTCGTCGGAGTCATCGTCCTTATCGCCGTCGGCATCGTCGCCGTCAGCATCGGGCTTATCGCCTTTGTCACCGTCGCCTTCCCCGGCATCGGCATCGGCGTCGGTACCCTCGTCATCGTCGTTGCCTTCCTCGCCGTCGATGCCGGCAAGTTCCTCGTCGGTCATGTCGGCGCGCTGCTCGGCAGTGACGCCGCCGAACAGGGCCTTCTTCTCCTCGTCAGTGTCGTCTTTGGTGCCCATGGTGGGGTTCCTTCTTTCTTGGCTGTGGTTACGCTGGGCCGGCACCGAGACCGGGAGTCACTGAGGCTCCGGGCGGCGGCATCGGGGTCTGCATTTCGGGAGATGACTGCGGCTGCGGCTGCATCGGTGGCGGTAGTGCCGGAGCGGACTGTGCAGCGCCAGATTGGTCGAGTGCCGACAGGAGCGAGGCCGCATGACTTTTCTGATCGAGCGCGGACTCGAACCCGGCTTCGGTCAGGAGATGATCGGCGATTGCGATGGCCGGCGGGGCGGCCAGCATCTTGATGGCGGTGTCGATCGCCTTGCCCTGAGCGTCGGCACCCATATCGACCGCGTTGGCGAGCGTGAGCTTGATATCGGCAAAGAGCTTCTGCACCTGCGCCGAGTAGAGGCTGGCCTGGGCGACCGCCTTCTTTGCGGTCGCGACTTTGGTGGCGAGTTCGGCCTCCATCATCGCGTTCTGCATCGCCTCGGCCTTCGCCTTGGCCTGCATCGCCGCGATCTGCTCCGGCGTCGCCTCCGTCTGGTCAGGATCGGACAGGCCGGTCGCGGAGCGGATGCGCTTCACGATCTCCTCGCGGTTCGGCAGGTCCATGTTCTCGACAACGAGGTCGATCATGGCGAGCGCAACCTGCGGCGGCAGCACCTTGAGCGATTCCAGCAGCGTTTCGGCCGCGGCCTGGCGCATGGTGGCGTGCCAGTCGGATTCGGTGATGACGAAATCGGCCTTGCTGCGGGTGATATCGTCGGCCGGAAGGCCGGAATTGAGCGTCACATATTCCGGCGTGCCGCGGGTGTTCGTGATCCGAAACTCCTTCTGCTCCGTGTAGAACTGTTCGATCAGGCTCAACTGCTTCTCGCCGTGCACCGCGTTAGCGAAGCGCAGGCGGTCGAAGATGTTTGTGGTGGTGGTCGAGCCCTGATCCTGCCGGCGTTGGATGGCGATGCCCGAGGTGGCGTTGGTGTGCCGACCCATCAACTCGTCGGTGATGCCGCTCTGCTGCTGGATCATGGCAATCGAGCGCGACATGAGCTCGAGGTGGGCCGGAGCGAGCTCGCGGTCCACGTCGAGTTTGATTTCCTTGCCTGGAACCTTGACGATGATTGCATTGGGATCGGCAACTTCGTCGGCAAACTGGTCGAGGCTGACTTCCTTGGGCAGTGCCCCCTCGTCCATGATGACCTTGTTGTTCGACAAGATCGCGAGCGCCTTTGATGCGCGCTTGTTGATGTCCTTCTGGATGTCGCGCAGACCACGGATCATGCCGTAAGGCATCCCGTCGCGATCGCGGCGATAGGCCCATATCGGCGTGAACGGGAACCGATTATGCCGGTACGGGCTTTCGCCGCAGTACAGCATTCCCTTCGACGTGAAGATGGCGACATACATCCGCATGGTTGCCTTCTTCTCAATACGCGCCTGTCCGGAGCGCACTTGCTCGTCGTGAGCGTCTGAGAAATCGTAGATGTCGCCGGAAAATACGCCGCCGATCATCTTATTCACGGACGTCGGCTTGCGGAACCACATCTCGATGCAGCGGGCGCGCGGGCGCGCGTAGCCGTCGATGTCATCGCGCAGCGAGCCGCCCTGGTCGCGCTCAATCTCAACGCTGTCCATCGCCTCGTCGCCGTCGGCCTCGATGCCGCTGGCGTAGATATTCTCGTGATCGACCGATTCATCGATCAGCGTGTGGCGCTTGGTAAAGATCGCCTTGAGGATATCGGCGTCCACCCATTTGGCGCGGGCTATATAGCGAGCATCGTCGTCGAGGTTGAGACTGGTCGCGGCGCTGTCCCACAGCATGTTGCGCCAGGACTCATAGCGGTCATAGACCGGATCGGCGCCGTCGCCCTCCTCTACGCCGCATTCGAGCCAGCCGATACCGACCTTGGCCGCATCCTCAAAAGCGCGGCTGCGGTTGAAGGGAGAGCGGTTGACGTCGCTGAGATATTTCATCAGCGCGGTCTTGCGCTCGGCCGGCTTACTGTCCCCCTTGCGCCGCGGCAGGATTTTGTAGTCCATCCGGCTGCGCTTTTCGGTGCCGGTGACCCAATTCAGTGCGGTCGAAATCACGTTATAGACCAAGGGTATTTGACCGCGATCTCTCAATACCTCGGCGTCTTTCTCGTCCCACTGAATGTTGTCGTAGAAATCCGCGTCGATCGCCTGCTCTGTCCGGTTCTCCCACTGCCGGTCGAGCTCGCGCCGGTACAGCGCCAGCAGGTCGGCGTGCAGGCGCGCCATCTGATCGGAATCGAGGCTATTGGCTTTGCGGCGGACCTTCGGCTCCGGATCCGCGTCGTCGGGCAGCGGCGACTTGGCTTCCCGCACGCGGCGGCCGGCCATATCGAGGTCATTCGGCAAGGGATCGTCGTTGTCGAACATCACGCCTTCTCCTCGATCAGGCTATTGTTTTTGCGAAACTGGTAGATTTGCTGATTGATCGCCGGCTTGGTGTTGTTGTCAGGCGGCAGCGGTCGATAATCGCCAGCATCGATTAGCTTGCCATCAGGTGTAAGCCACTGATTGCGCGACGGTGAATAAAAGGAATTGAGCGGCACCGCTGGACCTGCGGCCACATACTTGTTCTGAGCCTCATCGTACCAGTTTGGGTATTGGCTCGGATGTGGCATGTACCAATCATCCGATATGCGGCTGCCGAGCCCTGGGTTCGCAACGATAGGCATATCAGTCGTCCTTGATCTCCGTGCAACGTTCTTTGCCGGTCTGCTTGTCCTTGACGATGATGTCGGCCACGACGTTCTGATGGCTGGTTGGGCGAGGTGGGATGCGTTTAATCAGATCCTCGATGTGATCGCGGATGATCGAGGTGATGCGGTAGATGCTCGGCCAGTCCTGCGGCATCCCGAGCGAGAGCGCGAAGCTCTTGGCTGTATCAAGCGCGAACTCGGGTGAGCCTTCTTCCTCGGACCATATCCATGCGAGATCGAGCGTAACCACGCATGGCTGGCCGCCGCCGTCTCGCAAGAGCACGAGGCAAGGCCAATAGCCCTCGGCGCGGTGAGCATCGCCGAGCCACCACGTTCCTATCGCCTGAATGTCCCCATGTCGCTGCCGCCAAGCGTACTTCGTCAGATCGAGCGCCGGCGTGATGAGTGAACTCTGCATCACGCCCTCGCCTCCCTAAGTATCCCGGCGAGGTGACCGGCTCCATGTGATGTCAGCTTGTAAACCGTTCGACGCGCCATGGTCGTATCGATTGGCATTGGCTCATTGCTGGGCACCACCGAGGACACCGCGGCGGCCAATTGCTCGTAGCGGATAAAGCGGATCAAGCATCGCTCGAGCGCCTCCTGTATGAGCGGCCAATCTTCATCTTCGCATTTGCCCGCGTAGTAGAACTCCGCACTTGCGTTCGCCATGCAGAGGATGTCGGTCACGGTGCGCTTCCGTTTTGCCATCGTTGGCCGCTTATTCCACGGCTTGAATGTCAGCAACGACTCGACGTCGGGCCACTTGCCCTCAAAAGTTAGGGCTCTGTCATCGATGCTGATGAACGCCGCGGGCTTATCGAACGGGAAGTCGATCAGGCTGATGATGCGGCTGGCCTCGATGTCGCCTATTGCCTTCTCGAGGTGGTCCTTGATGTAGGACCACATCGCGCGACGCCCGAGCGGATCGGCCGAGCGGCTTGAAAAGATATCGACTTGGAAGTGCTCCACGGCGGCGACGATAAATTCCATCGCGCCAGGCACCGGAGCGTCAGGAATGACGGCGGCGCCCTTCCACCCGCTGCTATAGCTGTGGATCACACCGTCGAAGTCGAGGCAGAGCGTCGGTTTCATCAGACGATGCCCTGAAAGCCTGATACGCCCGAGATCTTATCGCCGGGTTTGAGGTTCTGCTCGCGCGTTGCCCGCTGCTGTAGAAAATCCCGCTCCTCATCCGTCAGCTTGACCGCCTTCTCCGGCTCGCCGAGCTGGTCCTTGATGAAGCCGAGCGCATCGTCGAGGTCGGCACAGGCGAACAGTTCGTCTTGAGTGTAGGCTTGCGATCCCACCTTGCTGACGAGGTATCCGCCGTGCGGAAGGCGGCGGATCTTCAAGGCGGTCGGCGTGGTGTCGGTCAGAGAAAAACGTTCGTAAGTCATAATTGCTCCTATGCGGCCATGCCGCTCGGGCGTTTCTTGCGGCGGCTGCCGGCGGCGATGTGTGGTTCGATGAACATTTGCGCGTGCTGGCGCAGGGCATCGGCGGCGTGCTGGTGGCCGTTTTTCAGCGGCTCGTCGGCATAGGTGCCGAGCCTGTCGTTCCAGCGTTTGCGGTAATGGTCGAGGTGATGCAGCCCGGCTTTGCAGCGGGTCTGATCGAACCTGTATTTGGGAAACGCATCACGGCACTGCCGGATCGCGATGCTGACGTTCGGCGTCTGCGGTACAATCTGGATGTTGCGGAGGCCGAGCGCCTCGAGCATGTCGCGCGGCGTCTGCAACTGCTCGATGCCGTAGCCGCGTTGGCGGCCGTCATGCGGCAGGTAGTGCCGGCCCCAGGTGTAGCCGAGGCTCTGCATGTGGTTTGTGATCGTCGAGAACGGCGCGTCAGAGACTTCGTAGAAGTCTATGAAATGGTCCCACGGCCCGACCTTCTGGTGAAACCAGATTGCATTGTCGTCGTTGCGGCCCAAATCCCAAAACGTGTTGACCGGCAGGCTTGGATCGTGCGGCAGATCGCAGATGCGGCCTTGCCGGCGCGCCGCGGCCATCTGCTCGGCGTAATAGACGCCTTCGGTTGACTGTTCGAACGCTTCTTCTGGCGTTGACGGATATTCCTGGCGCATCAACTGCGCATCGCCGCCGAACTCGTTCTCTCGGGTTGCGATGTACCATGCGCGCTTTCGCAGCGATATTTCGCGCGCGACGGTGCTTTCGAGGCGGTTGAAATAGTCGTGGTCCTTGCCGGTGATGGTTACGAATGCCGGATCGGTCTCGTATTCGTCGGCGTCCCACCATGAGGCAAAGTGGAATTTGTATTCACGGACGGAAAGGTTTCTCTTTTGCTGTGCGGATGCCTGAGCCTTTTGGCTCATCTCGTAGAACGCGCCTTCGCGGCCTTCTGCGGTGCTCTCGATGCAGCAAATGCCGGTCTGTGCGACCGCGGGCAGCGATCCTGAGACGATTTCCCGTGCCTTATCCGGGAACTTTGCGCAGATCTTGCCGAACTCAGAGACGTGCAGGAATTGCAGCGTGCCAGATCGCGCTGACACCGCCACGCGCAGGCTCGAACCGTTGGCGATGATCAATTCAGCCGCGGCGTCCTTCGCCAGTGGCTTCATACCCCTGATGACCGACGGTAGGTTGTCATAGGCGAACTTGATCTTGCGGAAGATAACCTCCGCTTTTTCCTTGTCCTGGGCAATGACGGCGGCGTTGGTGTTCTTCACGAACAGGCAGGTGTCCAGCATCAAAAGCTGGATCAGGGTCGAAAACCCGCGCTGGCGGGCTTTGAGGATGAGATTCCTGTACCAGATCTCGCGCAGGAACTTTTCCTGCTCCTCCCACGGCACGAACAGAACGTCCTGTCCGTCCTTGTCGATGACGCGGTACAGGTTCCGGATGCGCCAATGGGGATCGCGGCAAAGCGCGATCAACTCGTCGTCCGGCAATGTCCTGAGATCGGTCACGATTATCGTCCCCGCCGCTTGCGGGTGACGAGTTGGTACTGAAACAGGCCCTTCTCGATGTAGTCGCGCTCGACGATGTGACCGCCGAAGCGGGTTTTGCGCATGTCGCGGAGCCGGGCCGATATCGATTGCATTGGCGCGAGGATGTCGAAGCGGCGGTACAGTTCTTTCCGGATGTCGGAGAGCGTGCGCGGTCGGCCGTCTTTCATGACGGCAAAGACATGATCGTACTGCTTCGTGAGGCGCTCGCGATCGCGCCCCACGTCGTACGTCCTGCCGCTGAACCGCCGCTTGGCCATCAGTCACGGCGCTCCTCGAACTCGCCGCACCAGTCCTCGTTCTCATTGACGAGCGTCCAAAATAGTTCGCCCTCGCCCGGAGCCTGTGCGTGGGGCCTTGGCGCATATCGCCGGCACTCAACAATCGGCCCTTCGAGTGCATCGTTGCTCGAATAGCTGAACCGGCAGTCTTTGCAGGTCTTGACCACCATCAGCCCGGCCCGCCGTTGGTGTGACGATTGAGCGCGTCCTCGAGCGCGGCGAGTTGCTTCTCCTTGGCGTCGAGGAGTTGGTCCTGTTTGTCGTATGCGGCGCGGCCGCGGGCGCCGAGGGTTACGGTTCGTTCGACGATCTTTGAGGCGCGCTGATCGAGTTCAGCGAGTAGCGACGTCACGGCGTCCGTGGCGTGGTTGATGTCGGTCATGGGCTTGTCCTTCGGTGTTTCGGGCGGCGACGGCGCTGGCGGTGTGGCTTCGTCAATGCCGCTCTCCTCGAGGATGGTTTCGGTTATTTCATCCGGCTTGACGGCTGGGGCGCGCAGCAAGTTGCGGAGGCGTTGGCTGCTGCTTGAGATGCTGCGGTCGATCATGCGGTGCCGCCTCCGGCTTGCCGGTTCTTCACGCGGGCGCGGTAGTCGCGCATGTAGGCGGCGCGATCGCGCTTGGGTTTGCGGATCTGGACCACATTGGAATTGAGCGCAGGCTCGTCACGATTAGCCGTTTTCTTCAGGTGCTTCCGATCACCTGTGGAGGGCGGCGTCACTCCCATCGCGACTTGGTGTGCTCCGATAGCCTGCGTACCGGCCGAAAACCCCTCCATTGAA